ACTGCAATCAATAAAAAATTTGAGGGTAAGTCGTTAACAAAAACTTTTAAAGAAAATCTAGCAAAAAAATGGGCAGTTAAAATAGACAATGAAACTGAAATTGATAGTTTTATCGAAGATAGGGAAGATGTTATTTTAGAGGCAAGTACAGAAGCGGATAGGAGAGCTACGGAAGCAATTAAGAAATTAACTCCGAAGCAAGAGATTAAAACCGAAGAAAAAGTAGATGATGTTAAAGTTGCAGATGATGCTCCAGAATGGGCTAAAGCATTAATTAAGCAAAATGAGGCGTTAAATGCAAAAATAAGCGGTTTTGAAACTCAACAAACACAAAAGACTTTATCAGAAAGGTTTAAGACTAGCCCTGAATTAAAAGGAGTTCCTGAATTTATGTTTAAAGGCAGAATCCCGACAACGGAAGAAGAATTTGAAAAGGCAGTATATGAGTTAAAAACGGATTATACAGCATTTGCAACTGAAAACAAATTGTCTGTTCTAGGTAGTGATGTTCCAAATACGGGAGCAAACTATAAACCAAATGAAAAAAGTGAAGTTAGCCCTGCAATCAAAGCGTTTGCAGAATCACAAAAATAAAAAAATAAATTATGTCAGGAGGTTTAGGTATTACAAGAACATACTACTCAAATTCAAATCCTATATGGCAAGGTACTAACAAAGATATTCAATTGCTACAAGGCGGTTGCACTTTAGTTGTTACAGGACTTACAATAGGAGCTGTAGTTTCAGCAGGTTCATTGTTGACTTATAGTGAGTCAACAAGATTAGCAACAGTATTGCACAGCGGTAAAGCCTACGCATTAGCGGGTGGAGCAGCTGTAACTTATCAACTAGAGAAAGGTCATACTTTTATAGTTGGAGATTATTTAGCATCGGGAGTCATAGGAGGTAAAGCATACCCTATTACTGTAATTGATACTTCAAATGTTGATTACGATACTATTACTGTAGGTACAACTATTGGAGCAGTTGCAGCAGGAGATACTTTCTATGCATCAACAGCTACGGGAGCAACAGCATCAGCTTTACCAGTTATTAACGCACGTCTTTATGATGATGTACAAGTAGCAACTGGTAAAACAGTTTCTGCAGTTATTAGAGGTACTGTTTATGCTCGTAGAGTTCCAAACAACGCATCAATTGAAGCAGCATTAAAAACAAATGGTGCATATATTATTCACTCACAATCTTTATAAGAAATGATAGCACCTAGTTATTTTTTGAATTTGGCATCAAGTGCCAATATGCAATTCCTATTAGATAGTTCAAGACTAAAATTGGAAATGCAATCTGTTTGGAGACAATATTTAGATGTTGCTCCTACGCAAATGTCCTTAACTTTTGATGCTGCTATTGGTAGAGAGAGAATATCTGCCGCTGCATCAATTGTAGATACTGATGCTCCTAGTCCATTGAGAACACGTCAAAAACTTGAATTATATAAAGGTAATATTCCTTGTATTAAAGAAAAGTTTAGAATGACTCAAGACGATCTGCGTAATTTGGAGGTTATGAAAAACCTACCAATGTATGCAGGAAAAGAAGCTGAATTAATTAAATTCTTAGCAAATGACTTGGAAGAATGTTCTGTAGCAGGAGACAAAAGAATTGATTATATGACTTTACAAGCTTTGTCTACTTTGACGATGGATGTAAATTTAACAAACAATCCTGATGGTGCAGTTTTTGGAGTAATTGATTTATTAGCTGCTTCTTACCAAAAACAAGGAGTTCCAGTAGTTTGGTCTGATTCTGTAAATGCTAAACCAATTACAGATATTGAAAACTTTGTGCAAAAAAACTGGGCTACAAGAGGTCGTATGTTTGGAAGATTGTTAATCTCTTATGACTTATGGATTAATATTAAGAAAAACGCTGAGGTTAGAAGTTTGTTACAAGGTTTCTATAATACAGGTAAAAATGCTGGTTCATTTGCAGTTACATTGGATAATGTAAACGAAATGATGATTGCTAACAACTGGCCTGTATTTGAAATAATCAAACACAAAACTCACGTTGAGAATGATGGTAAGGTAACTTACTTAGATCCATTTGACGTAAACGCTTGTACTTTTGTTCCTGATGGAAAATTAGGAAAATTATTCAATGCTTTATCAATGGAAGAGTTGCATCCATCACCTACAAAAAGTTATGCTAAATTCGGTAAAACTCTTGTATCTAAATGGTCTGAAACTGACCCATTAGTAGAGTTTACAGGAATGGAGATGTTAGCTTTTCCAGCTCTTGATATTGATAGAATTTATGTTCTTACAACTAACGTAGTTCAAGCATCTTTCGTATAATGTATGACCAAACATGCATACAACTATTAATTGATAGAATTGGTTGGAGTAATCCAATACAACCTAATTCAGAAATAATACTCTCTCCTGAAAATGTTGAGAGTGTTTCTGGTAGGTTTTTTGATTCTTTTCATCAGTTGTCAATTGTAGAAAATGTTTATAAATGCATTACCAATAAAGATGTTGGAGATACCGAGTTTAATTATTTTCTTTTAAAGATGAAGAAAGATTGCGTATTGGAAGTTTTAAATAAAATTTTTGATACTAATCCTTTAGCAAATCTTAGTAAAACGGAAGATGTAAAAAGTTTAAATTACAAATCCGATTACACATCGGATATTGCATTAAAGACTTCTTTATTTGATGATGCTATTGGTTATGCTATGGCAGTTCGTTGTTTACAGTTATTTATTTCTTCTACAAGAAGTAATAATACAGAAAGAAAGATTGGACAAAGTTATGAGTTATTAAAAGTTGAATTGGAGGGGGTTGTAAATACAGAGGGAGTTTTAGTGGCAAAAGGAGCAATTGGTTATTACGATGCTTCAATAATTAATGCTATTAAAATTATATTTCCAACAGAAACAAAATCAAAAAAACGTTTATACGGGCGTTCCGTTTGGTAGTATGGGAAATTTAACAAAAGTAAATCCAGTAGGTCTTGATGTCGCATTAGATATTATCCAAAGAAAACTATATGAATTGAAAGATTTATGGAAAGTTGATTTAGATGGTTATCCAAGATGTCAGATTTTACTAAGAGAAGATAAAAAAACGATTGAAGCTTATTTAGGAAATGATGAATATAGTGGCTCTTTAGTATTTGCAGAAGAAAATAAATTTTTCTTATTAGCAGGAGAGTCGGTAGAACACGTTTCAGATGTATTTTATAAAACTACAATAGAAGTTTATTTTATACTTAATCTAAAAGAAATTTATCCTAATGTAGAACATAGGGCAGATGAAGAGGTAAGAGTTGATGTTTTAAACATTCTGAATACAATATCAGGGATAAACGTTGTTAAAATAGAACACAATACGGATAAAGTTTTTGCAAGGTTTAACAATAGAATTTCTCAAAACTACGAACACGAATATACTGATGATATGCAACCATATCATTACTTCAAAGTGTTAATAGATATATTAGAATATGATATTAACGCACAAAGTTGTTATTAATAATTTAAAAAAATAAAAAAAAGATGGCTACACAATTAGGTTTAGATTGCCAAGCAAACAGAAGAAATATAGGAGTAGAAGCCTGTACTGTAAAATCAGGACAAAAGAAAGGTCATATACAAGTACCTATTGATTGGTCTTTGAATGTTGCAACAGATACGTTTAATAAAACGTATATTAATTCAAAGATTCAAGATGGTACTTTTAAGATTATTGGAGGTGCTTATGCTGTTACTACAGAAACTGCGGAAGACACTACACAAGAATCTACAAGCGGTCAATTATCAGTAGTACGTAAAGCATTACCAATTGTAACGACTACAGTTAAAAAAGGGTATGAATTTCATGCTGGAGCATTTGATATGAGTGCTGATGGTATTTATGCAGTTCTTGAGATTTTTGAAACAGGAGTTGTAGCAGGAGCATTGTCGAATGATGGTCTTACTATAAAAGGTTTCTCTACAGGTATGTACGAAGTCGCTACGTTTGTAGATAATAATGGTTCAGAAAGTGCATCTACAATGATTAAATATCAAATTACAGATGTTGACCAATACAATAAACAAAGAGTTTTCTT